GAAGGTTCTATTGTCAAAAGAGAGTGGTGGAACGCTTGGGAAAGTGAAGCTTTACCACCAGTTAGCTATATAATTCAAAGTTACGATACGGCTTTTAGTAAAAAAGAAACAGCAGACTATTCAGCCATTTCAACTTGGGGTGTGTTTAGGCCCACCCCAGACTCGCCAGACTGTATTATATTATTAGATGCACAAAAAGAACGCTGGGACTTTCCAGAACTAAAAAGAGTTGCTTATGAAGAGTATCAATACTGGGATCCAGATATGGTGCTGATTGAAGCCAAAGCCTCAGGAACACCCTTGACCCATGAGCTTAGGAGACTGGGTATACCTGTGGTTAATTATTCTCCAACCAGAGGTCACGATAAATCTACTAGAATGCACTCAGTTGCGCCTATCTTTGAGTCTGGTTTAGTTTATGCGCCTCAAAGAAAGTTTGCAGATGAAATGATTGAAGAGTGCGCATCATTTCCTTTTGGTAAAAATGACGACCTATGTGATACTATGACTCAAGCCTTGATGAGATTCAGAGAAGGCGGTTTAGTTTCTCTTAGTGATGATTACGAAGATAGAGAAAAAGCTCCAGTAAGGAGGGTATACTATTAAAATGTTATTAATATTTCTTACTGAATATGAAGATGAAGGTAAAACATTTTGTGGCCCTTGCATTATTTCAGAAAGTTGGAATCATGCAGAAAAAGAAGCTACGCGTTTTAATTTAAAAATTGTAGGGACTTTAGTTGATGCATTTCCAAGTTCTATGATTGAAGAAGAAGAAAAAAGAGTACTACACTAATGGCAATAGAAAAAGATATAAACCCCACAGTTCTAAACGAAGAAAATCAAGTGCCGCTGGGCCAAGAAAACATGAAGGTAGCCATAGAAGCTATTATGGATTCTGGAACTGAAGGTTTTGAGATGCAAGAGGATGGCAGCGCTATTATGGGCGAATCCATGCAAGAAGAAGTTGAAACAGGTTTTGATGAAAACCTTGCAGAAATTTTAGACAACCAACAACTTAACACTATTGCAAATGAACTCATAGCTGGTATAGAAAAAGATAAATCTTCAAGAGAGGACTGGGAAAAAACTTATACAGACGGTCTTGAATATTTAGGCATGCGGTTTGATGCAGAAAGATCTGAACCTTTTGAAGGTGCATCTGGTGTTATACATCCATTATTGGGCGAAGCTGTAACAACCTTCCAAGCTCAAGCTTATAAAGAACTTCTACCCTCTGGCGGTCCAGTCAAAACACAAGTTATAGGGGCTTACGATTCTCTAGCAGAAGAACAAGCACAAAGAGTAAAAGAGTTTATGAACTATCAAATTACTCATGTGATGGAGGAGTTTGACGAAGAGTTAGATCAATTACTTTTTTATTTACCGCTTGCTGGTTCTGCATTTAAAAAAGTTTACTATGATGAAAGTTTGGGGCGTGCTGTCTCTAAGTTTATTGCACCCGAAGATCTAATCGTGCCTTACTACACAACCGATTTAGAAAGCTGTCCAAGAATAACCAATGTGGTCAAAATCTCTGAAAACGAAGTAAGAAAGCTACAAGCGATTGGATTTTATAGAAAAGTAGATATAGATGGCGGTGATAATGCAGAAAATTATTCAGATGTAAAAGAAGAAATAGAAAAACTATCAGGTATGGAGCCTTCATACGATGATGGCGAAGTTTCTATTTTGTATGAAGTTCACTGTAATCTAGAACTAGATGGCTTTGAGGATGTTGATGAAGAAGGCAACATGACAGGAATTAAGCTACCTTACATAGTGACACTTGATGCAGGCTCAAATGAAGTTTTATCCGTTAGAAGAAACTACAAAGAAGATGATGAGTTAAAAAATAAAATTGAATACTTTGTGCATTTTAAGTTTCTGCCTGGTCTAGGGTTCTATGGATTTGGGTTGACTCACATGATAGGCGGCCTATCTAAAGCATCAACTTCTATTATGCGTCAGTTGATTGATGCTGGTACATTAGCTAACTTGCCTGCAGGTTTCAAAACCAGAGGCATAAGAATTAGAGACGAAGATACGCCTATTCAACCTGGTGAATTCAGAGATGTTGATGCGCCTGGCGGTTCGTTGCGTGATTCAATACAGCCTTTACCTTTTAAAGAACCAAGTGGAACATTACTTAGTCTACTAAATATATTGGTGGATTCTGGTCAAAGATTTGCATCTATTGCAGAAATAAATACCGGACAAGGTAATCCAAATGCTCCTGTTGGCACAACTTTAGCTTTGTTAGAAAGATCTACAAAAGTTTTATCTGCTATTCATAAGAGATTACATAATTCACAAAAGAAAGAATTTAAAATATTAGCTGATGTATTTAAAGAATATTTACCGCAAGAATATCCTTATGCGGTAGCTAATAATGAGACTACGGTTAAGTTGTCTGACTTTGACGACAAGGTAGATATATTTCCGATTTCAAATCCTGATATATTTAGTCAGTCTCAAAGAATTGCTATGGCTCAAGAAATGATGCAGTTAGTTCAATCTAATCCGCAAGTTCATGGGCCTAACGGTACATATGAAGCTTATAAAAGGATGTATGCTGCAATAGGCGTGGATAATATTGAACAAATACTTACGCCTCCTCCCCCAACGGATCCATTACCGATGGAGGCTGGATTTGAAAATAACCAATTGTTGTTGGGTAATCCAGCACAAGCTTTTCCACAACAAAATCATGATGCGCATATTGCAGCACACATGTCTTTGCTAAATACACCTCCAGTTCAAATGAATGCGCAAGTTCAAGCTTTGATACATTCACATATCATGCAACATTTACAAATGAAAGCAGATATATTAGGTGAACAGCAAATGCCACCAGAAGTTATGCAACAGTTTCAGCAGTTACAACAACAGGCGCAAAATGCGTCAGCTCAAGAAGCACAAAATTTAGCTATTGAAGCAGGTAATATATTGGCACAATTTTCTGCACCAATACTTGCTGAGTTGTTGGTTGAGTACAATCAAAAAGTTTCTGCTCCGCAAGATGAAGATCCATTAGTTGCAATTAGAAAACAAGAGCTTGCTTTGAAAGGTCAAGAGCTTTCTATAGAGCAACAACAGTTTTTAGCAGCGGAACAAAGAAAAATGCAGGAAGCGCAACAAAGAATAAATGTTGATAGAGAACGAATTGATACCCAAGAAGATATTGCAGAACTTAGAGATGAAACTGCAAGAGCTAGACTAGAGCAACAAGCTAGATTTAAATTATTAGATCAACAAAATAAATAGTTTGTATGCCGAAACAGTGGGTTAGTCAAAAAATAACTAGCATTAAGAAAAAAACATCTATCGGTAATAGTCGCTTGAGCGGTGGCGCAGGCACAAATAAAAATAAAAAGAAAAAAAAATATAGAGGTCAAGGCAAATAAAAACTTGCAAATATTTATTTTGTCTACAATAATAAAGACCATGATAAAAAGAACTGAGATAAATCAACAAAAAACTCCAACTGTAATGAAAAATAAAAATCCTTACAGTAACAAAGGTTCTGTTTCTTTAAAAACAGATGCAGGTACTTTTGATGCTAATACAAAACCTAAACCTGGAATGGGTAAAGGCAAAAGTAGAGGTATGGGCGCTGCCGAGTTTGGTGGCAAGTTTTCTGGCATTTATTAAGTGTCAGTAGTTTGGATAGGGCAAAAATTTTTAAAAGAAATTGAGGCCCAAAAAGAAAGCGTAAAAGATACAATTTTAGCTGGGACTAAAGATTTTGCGCAATATCAGTATCTGTGTGGACGTTACAGCTCTCTCGTTGACGCAGAAAATTCATTTAGGGAGCTGCTGGGAAAAATACAACAAGATGAACAAGATACACGTTCCTGACCATGTTGCTCAAGCAATAGAAGAAGAAAACCTCCAAAAACAAGAAACCAAAGCCAAAGAAACAGAAACTCCTGCTCCAGAAGAACAAACAGCTTATGTAGATCAAGCAGCAAGAGTTTTAGATCCTACGCTATTAGATAAATCAATCTTAGAAAGAATGCCACAACCGACTGGATGGAGAATTTTAATTCTTCCATACAAAGGCAAGGCAGTAACAGAAGGTGGTATCCACTTAGTACAATCAACCGTTGACAGAGAATCTTTAGCAACGGTTGTAGGGTATGTTGTTAAAATGGGTCCTGATTGCTACAAAGACTCTAGCAAATTTGCTGAGCCTTGGTGTCAGGAAAAACAATGGGTGTTGATAGGTAGATATGCTGGCGCTCGCTTTAAGTTAGGTGATGAGTCTGAATGCAGAATCATTAACGATGATGAAGTGATAGCAACCATATTAGACCCTGATGACATTCTTGCAGTATAGGAGAAAATATGGCTGAAGAAGCAAAAAAAGAAGAAGTGGTAGAAGAAGGCGAAGTTATTGAGGTAGACATACCCGAAGAAAAAACTAGCGGTAAAATATCTGATTTAGCGCCCCAAGATGAATCAACAGAAACTGAAGAGGTAGATGTTGAGGCAGAAAAAGCTATTGCTGATGTATCAGAAGAACCACAAGAAAAATCTGCTGACGAATTAGAAGATTATTCTGAAAAAGTTCAAAAGAGAATTAGCAAACTTACTCGCAGATTAAGAGAAGCCGAGAGAGGCCAAGAATCTGCTTATGAGTATGCAAAAAGGGTTGCTGAAGAAAATCAACAATTAAAAACTAGATCTTCTAGTCTTGATAGATCTTATCTAGAAGAAGCAGAAAGCAGGTTAAAATCACAAAAAGCACAAGCTTTATCTGCTTTAAAAAGCGCTCATGAGGTTGCGGACTATGACAAAGTTGCTAAGGCACAAGAAGTTTTAGCAAAAATAGCGGTAGAAGAAAACAAAGTTACTGCTTCAAAAAGCCAGTTAGAGTATCAGCAAAATATACAATCTGAACAGCAAGCTAACTATCAAAACTATCCAGCGAACCAACCGCAACAACAAAACAACTTGCCTAAATTGCAAGAAAGAGATTTAGATTGGGTAGAAAAAAATAAATGGTTTGGCGAAAACGAAGAAATGACTAATTACGCTAGAGATACCATACACGAAGATTTGATTGAGGAAGGCTTTGACTTAGGCTCGGAAGAGTATTATATTGAAGTTGATAAGAGAATTCGTAAAGAGTTCCCGCAGAAGTTTAAAGAATCTTCTGTTAAATCTAAGCCTCAACAAAAGGTGGCTTCAGCTGGTAGGGTTGCTGGTAATCCAGGCTCTAACAAAAGACAAGTAAAGTTGTCTCCATCTGAAGTTCAAATGGCTAAAAGATTAAACGTACCGCTTGAAGAGTACGCAAAATATGTTAAAAGGTAAAACTATGACAGAAGATAAAAAAGATACAAACAGAACCCCGCGTTCTGCCGACACTCGAGCTAAACAAGTTGCTCGCAAACCTTGGAGTCCACCATCAATGTTGGATACTCCTCCTGCACCTGAAGGTTATACCTACAGGTGGATCAGAGCTGAAATCGCAGGCGGCGAAGACAGAAAAAATGTAACTTCTAGGCTTAGAGAAGGTTTCGACCTTGTTAGAGCTGAAGAGTTAGATGGATTTGAACTTCCTACCTTAGATGACGGTAAACATGCAGGGGTAGTTTCAGTTGGCGGTTTGCTACTTGCTAAGATTCCCAATGAAACGCGCGAAGAAAGAAACTCCTACTTTGCAAATCGTGCGCACACACAGCAAGATGCTGTTGACAATGATCTTTTAAAGGAATCAGACCCAAACTCTCCGATTTTAAGTCCAGAGCGGTCAAGCAAAGTAACTTTTGGCGGTGGTCAACGTAGTTGATCATCAAAATTTTTAATTTTAAATAATATAGGTGACTTATTATGGCTAACAAAAATGCCCCATTTGGAGCAAGACTTGTAGGTAAATTAGGTTCTGGTGTTGCTAATGGCGGTACCACAGAATACGAAATTGCTTCAGGTGCTTCAGGGAATATTTTTACAGGCGATTTAGTTAAGATGCTGAATACTGGTACTATTTTAGTAGCAGGTGCTGGCGATGAAGCGCTAGGTGTCTTTAAAGGATGTAAGTTTACTAACAGCAGCGGTGACGTTGTTTTTAGTTCTCACTTTCCTGATGGAACTGTATCGTCAGACATTGTAGCGTTTGTAGAAGATGATCCTAATGCTGTATTTGAAATTCAGAGTGCCGGTTCTCCTGCGCAAACTGATGTAGGCTTGAATGCAGATATTTCCTATACTGCTGGTTCTACCAAAACTGGTATGTCAGCGATGGAACTATCTGGAACAACAGCCGCAACAACTGCGACTTTCAGAATTATGGGCTTTTCCTCTGATCCAGATAACAGCACTACAGGTTCAGCTAATGTAAATGTTATAGTGAAGTTTAATGAGCATTTCTATGTCGATCCTACAGGAGTTTAATAATGGCAATAAATAGAGCGCAATTAGCGAAAGAATTAGAGCCTGGTTTGAATGCCTTGTTTGGCATGGAATATGCTAGGTATGAAGCAGAACATGCAGAAATCTTTGATACAGAGAGTTCTGACAGAGCGTTTGAAGAAGAAACTTTAATCGTTGGGTTTGGTAATGCTGAAGTAAAATCAGAAGGAAGCGGAGTCAGATTTGATAACGCTAACGAAGGTTATACTTCTCGTTATACTCACGAAACAGTTGCTTTAGCATTCGCGCTAACAGAAGAAGCTGTTGAAGATAATTTGTATGATCGTCTTGGTGCCAGATATACCAAAGCATTAGCGAGATCTATGGCTAATACTAAACAAATCAAAGCTGCGTCAGTATTGAACAATGCGTTCTCTACTACAGGCGGTGATGGAAAAGTATTAATAGCGACTGATCACCCGCTAGGTGGCGGTGGCTCTTTAGCAAATAGAGCAACTACTATGGCGGATCTTAATGAAACTTCTCTTGAAGATGCATTAATTAGCATTTCTACATTTACGGATGATAGAGGTCTTAATATTGCATTAAGAGGAATGAAATTAATTGTTCCACCTCAGTTGCAGTTTGTTGCTGACAGATTATTACAAACTCCTGGGCGAGTTGGTACTTCTGACAACGACATTAACTCAATCAGAAATCAAGGTATGATTCCTGATGGCTATGTTGTAAATCATTATCTAACAGATACAGATGCTTTCTTCTTGAAAACAGACTGTCCTGATGGATTTAAGTATTTTGAAAGATCTCCAATGCAAACTGCATTAGAAGGTGACTTCGATACTGGTAACATGAGATACAAAGCTAGAGAGAGATATTCATTCGGATATTCAAACTTTAGAGCCGTTTTCGGTTCTCAAGGAGCTTAATGAACGATTGATTGTAGCGTTTATCACTCAACTACAATTTCTAAGGGGCTGTTAAGCCCCTTTTTTTTATCTAAATAAATTGATTTTCTAGAAATCACAAAGTATGATGAAATTTGTTAATTAGCTTAATGAGGGCCGGTA